GAATTTGGTTTGCTAAATAAATTGTTGCCAAAAAATGGGCTCTCGGTAGTCCCGTCTGACCTATAATGTGTTGTGTTTAAGCCTCCAACTATATCTCCATATCCATCAGTTTCAGTCATCGGGAAATGAGCCATAGCTGTAGCATCATTCACGAAATTAGGCTCTTGCTCTGAAAAAATATAGAAATCAGGGCTTAGCTTGATTTTAGTTGAGCTAATTTTCTTTCCTACAATCACAGCTGTATCGTCTTCAAAAAAAGGAACATCTAACTTGTCAACCAAATTCGACGAAAAGTTATTGCTCGATACATAAACTTCTTTGCTTAAATCGTTGGCGAGGGTTTGAGAATGTGTAACTATGCCATCTATTTGAACCGTGTAATTAACCCCGTCGATTGCAACTACTATTCCTAATTGCAAATTGACAAAACCGTTATTTGCAATTGCTTTAATGATTTTGCCATTCGATAAAATGTAAACCACGTCGTCAACTGCGATTGTGCCGATATTTGTCGAGTCAACTTCGCAGACAAGCGTCCCTTCTTTTACTAGAATTTGCTCACCTGTTTCGGTATCATATTTTTGCAACAACTGGCTCACTTATTCCTCTCCCTAAAAACTGCTATGACAACTAAAGCCATTGCTATTCCTGCTAAAACTAAACCTATTTTACTAAGCATAGGAGTCTCTATAATCTTTTCTTCTATCTTAGTGTTATAAAGTGTGTCACGAACTGCAACCCTCACTGTATCGGGCTTAAATACACCTTCAAGTTTTCTTTTTTCTGGATAAAATTTTATATAAATTAGCGTATCGGTATCATTGTGATTCTTACGTAAATATTCCATGTACGAACTATCAATTTTCGTGATTGTGTCGCTAAACCTAACCTCCTTAGGTTTAACTATGTAAGTCGTGTCCCTGATAAACACTTCATTAGTAGTTCTGCCCGAGCAACAACCACCTAAAAAGCTAATTGCAATTAATCCGTATAAAAGCATAATTCTCATATTTCTCTATCCTGCTCGTAATAATTTTGAACTCTACTCCATCATCTTCATCATAAATCAAAACAGCGTTTGATTCTTCGATAACATCGCCCCACATATCAATAATACCCATTTCTTCGGACTTGAATGTGATGCTTGTAATTGTCTTGTTTTCGATTTGCGAGACTAATAAACATTCACAACTGACTTCTAAGTTTTTTCTCTTAAATGTTACTTTCATAAATGCCTCGTTAATTTGAGCAGGTGACAGGACTTGAACCTGTATCTTCTGAATGGTTATCAGATATTCTAACCTTAAACTACACCTGCGATTACACTACCTTAAAAACTATAGTCCCGAGAATTCTTAATCTTCCAATTGGATTGTAGATGTGCCTTTGTCTTATATAAACTCCATCACCATCTCTCTGATTACCCGAACTAGTATTTCCTTCTATCGTTACTACCCAGCCCATTTTGCCAACTTTAATTATTCGTGTCGAATGCCCTGTCCAACTATTAACTGTTCTGTATATAAGCAGAGCATCCACTTTTGCTTGATAGGGGAGAGCTTTGCCTCTTTTCTTTGCATCATTAAAACACGCCTGACTTCCTGCAGTTTTGAGAATCGGTATCGGTTCACCAGTTACATAAAAGCAATAATATTGCAATGCTTGACACCAGGCTTTTCCGACGACATTTAGCGGTTTTTGAATTGCTTCAACATCTTTACCTCTATTGTTTCCGCCTCTTTCTTTGATTCCAACTGTGCTGTAAAGAACGGCTCTTGACTTATCGAGTGCTGACTGAGTAGCCGGTAACTCATAACTCGTTTGGGCTTGAATTTGTAATGTGATTAACGCCCAGCAAATTGCGACAAATAGAATATTGCCCATAAGACCGCTCCTCCTATTATTACACCTTTAAATATATCACCTGCTAATCCAACAATTGCATATCGTTCCGTCGGATCTAATTTTCCGTTATCTCCTTCAGCTAATTTTTTACTGAATTTGATAGATGTGAAAGCGTATAAAATTACTCCTGATACTCCAGTCAAAAAGAATATTACTCCACCTGCTTGGATTAGAGCATTGATGTATTCTTTCTGAAATCCTATCATATATAAAGCTAAGAATAAACCTGCTAACCAAGTTACATTCCTGCCTAAAAAGTCAATTACAGTTTTAATTTTTTCTTTCATCAAAACACCTTGTCTTTTATAAATTGAACATCGTTAATTAATGAGTCCAGTTTTGTATTTAACGTTCCATTAAGGAGTTGTACAGAGGACTCGACATCTTTCAACCTGCTTTCGGTATTGGCATGCCGTTTTTCATGAGCCGCAACATCTTTTCTGACCAATATCCGTATTTGAAAAAACAATGATACGGCTGCGATAATAATTGCAGATATTGATGTTATTGCCACTATCAAGTTCGCTGTGTCAAATTGCATCAAGAAACTCCCTGATATATGTTTTCTAATCCTACCTGTATTACAGCCATATATAAGCCTGTCATGGGAGTTTTTACAGGAGACATTTCACCATAATATAAATAATATTTAGTATTTAGGATATCTCTTGAAGCCTCGTAAATGTTGATTATTTCTGTATCGTCGTCTCTGTCATTCGAGAAGATGAATATGCTAAAAACATCAATAAATCGAGGGTAAATAACTCCCACCCTTTCTCCAGGTCTTTCAGCTGTCCATGTAATATAAACAGATCCTTTACTGTGAACTTTGGCTTTTTTTTGCATATTATCCAAAGACTCTTTTGTATCTGGGAAACTTGATACCATTACAAAAGGCTTGAGATTTCGTTCCTCAAAACCAGATGTAAGCATATCTTTGATATTATCCCTAAGTTGTAGGATCATTGTTTCTTAAATTTTCGTTCGTAAATATTGGTGTATTTTTTTTGACTTTAATTAAGGTCGATGGAGTTCGGACCGCCGATGATTTCTTCGCTATACCAAGTAACTCTTCCTCGCCTTTACGGATAATTGCTAATCGATTAAGAATTGCTTTGTGTTGATTGTTGACTTCTTTCATTTCTTCATCATCGTATTTACGCGAATAAATCAACTGTCTTACTATGATAAATTTCCATCGTTTAATTAATGAGTATGTCTTTTCCCCCAATACCTCATCGGTCTTGACATAAGGGAATTGGTATTTCAAAGCTAAGGCATTATCTATTTCAGCATCTGCATCAGAGATGAACTCATCAATCAATGTCATGTTAATGTCATCGACGTCGTCGCTCCTCATCAAGGGTTCAAGTATGTCCGCAGGAATCCTGTCTGCAATATACTGATAATCGATCGTTGCCATTACACTTTAAAGGTTTTGAGTACAATTTCAGAAAAATCATTCGTGCCACAACCGCCGAGTAGTATTCCGTTCACTATATCTCCAGATACAGCCAAAACACCATCGCCTGTAGAGTCTGACGCGATCAAACTACCTGCAAGTAATTCTGCCTTGATTTTCAATAAGGCAGTCTGAGCTGTGACGACTGATCCTTCATCTCCGCTGTTAAAATCATGCTCAGTTACGCCTATTGCTGCTTGGCCTGCACCACATAGTGCACCGTCGTAACCGATTAATTTGTTCTTTCCCACAGCCTCTGCAAATTTTACAGCCATCCTATCTGTAGGGTTATAAGTTGGATTTCCCATTATTTTTTACTCCGTTTAATTTTAATTTCACCAATTATTTCTTGAGATTCTACTCCATCAGCTAGATTTAAAGATTCATCCTTATCAGCCAATTTCGAAGGATCTACTACATCGAATGTTGAATCTGTATATTCAACTAAATCAACTTGCTTTTTCATCTTTCGATAATCGTTAGGCGTTAAGTCGAGAACTGAACCAACGTGGTGTAACTTACCACCCTGCCGGATACATCCTGATTTTACAATTACTTTAAACATTCCTTCCCTCGTGTATTAATTAACTGCCAATTGTATTTGCAATACAGAAGCCTGCATCTTTTTGAGAAATATAATGTTTGTAAACTGTGAGTACCGATACGTAACGAATAATGTCCAGTCTATCGTTAGTTCTAGCTGCCCATGGATAACCCTTTTGAACAAAGGTTTTACCAAACGATTGATCGAAACTTGTCATTGGTCTGTTGCCAATTTTTGGGTTATAAGCCATTACCGCTACATCACCCCACAAATCTACATTTGAATTTGTAGCTTTATCTTCATACATACCGGATCCAATTCTGATAGCCACAGGATTGTCCTTGGTTGAGAATATTGCAGATAGAATGTCTTCAGTGATGATTGCCGACTGACTGTATTTAATAAGCTCTAAAACTTTTGGATGAGATTGCAAAGCATTGAAAGTACTTTGGCCAAATACTATAACATTAGGCTTACGATTGATTTTTTTCCTTACTGTTTCTTGAGCATCTCTAATAATTGAGATCGGATCTGAATCAGGATCATTAAAATACTCGTTGGTTGTAAGCGATTCGTAATGATCGTCAGAGTAAGTATTAGAATCCTGCAAAAGCTGTACTGCTTCATACTCTTGAGTTAATTTGATTGATGCCATCAATACATCTGCAGCGTATCTCTCAAGGTCCAAAAAGTCTGATGCATATTCTGATTCCAAGTAATCAATTGGAATCTCTAAGCCATAAGAATCCAAAATGAATTCTTCTAAAGTCATGTCATCAAGCTGCATAGACTTTACTGGTGATTTAAATGGTCGCTTTGTATCGTGCACTCTCATATGCTCGTTACCGTAAACAGGAAATTTACCTGTCTGCTTAGCAACTTTCACTTCAGGAAGTAGAAGTGAACTAACAAAATCTGAATTCTCAAATCTTTGAGCAAATTCTGTCAGAATTGGATCTTGACCTAACTTCAAAGTGTCAAGTCTTTTAATGCCTAATCCCATTATTGTATCTCCGCAATTAGTTTATCGAATGCTTCACTATAAGTAATACCTTTCTCATCAGCGAGCGCCAGAGCTGCTGCATGTAACTTCTTACGTCCTTCAGTTGTCTCAATATCTACATCACTGATATTGACTGGCACAGCTGGAATTACTGCGGATATAGTTGCACTCAAATTAGTCAATGAGGCTCTTTCTGATATCTCTGCAATTTTACGTTCGTATGGGGTTTTACCATTGACAACCGCTGTTGCATCATCATCAAATTTACGCAACCAGGACAATTCCTTAGTCAATGCAAAATTATTATCTGCACTATTTTCAACAGGCTTAATCTTGTCCTGAAGTTTCGCTAAATCCAAATTGATTTGATTTAGTACTTCATTTTCTTTAAGATCGTTGATGATCTGTAAGTGATCTGAGTTCTCTTTCCTCAGAGCTTCTACTGATTCTGAAAGCTGCAAATTCTTCGTGTTGAGCGATGACAATTGCACGTCTTTTTCAGATTCTTGAGTCTTTAGATTATTGAAGTTTGCTTCCAAAGCACCATGCTTTGATAACAAATTCTCATATTCAACTTTGTAATCCATGCTAAAATTACCTCCATTGTTAGAAAAATTGGTTGTTTGTTTTAAATTGAAAATTTTACGGAATTGATTGTTCCTTACTTTTAACGCATTTGCAATTTTGTCAGAATCTGCTTCTGAAGGAAGATATACTTCATCAGCAAAACCAAGCTCTTTACACTTGTCCGCTCCATGATAAGTATCTTCATCAAGCAATTGCTCAATCCTTTCTGATGAAAGGTTGGTTTTTCTTTGATATGCTTTAACAATTGATTCCTTTAGAACTTTCAATTGTGATTGCACTTTTTCAAAATCGTCTTCGTTGCCCCAAGCCATAGTCCATGGCTTATGAAAAAGCATAACAGAAGTTTCGGCCATCATGACTTTCTTGCCTGCACATGCGATAACAGATGCTATTGAGCTAGCTTCACCGATAACTTTAATAGTTGCTTCTTTTTCTGCGAGCAAATTATATATTGCCAAACCTTCAAATACTGAACCACCAGGGCTGTTGACATAAATCGTCAGTTCCTCGCCGTTCTTGTGGTTTTCTAGTTGTTTACGAATACTTTTGACTGACACAACACTTGTGTCTTCATCATACCACGCTTCACCTATCACACCAAAAATATCAATTATCATTTTGCACCTTAATTTTTGATACAAAACTACAATGAACTATTTTCATAACTCCAAGCAGAATTGCTAAGCAATTCTGCTAAGCAATTCTGCTAAGCAATTCTGCTAAGCAATTCTGCTGAGCAATTCTGCTAAGCAATTCTGCTGAGCAATTTTGCTATGCAATTTTGCTTAGCAATTCTGCTTAGTAAAACGACACGTTTTTTTCACTCTTTTGCATCGAATATTTTTTACAAACCTACATTTATGAGGTAAATATGGATTTAACTGTGCTTCAAGAGAAAATTATACCCCTTTATTCATCAGCAGAAAACTTTGCAGATGTCCCAGAAGATGAAATTTCTAATTTCTCTAATTACAAAATTTTCCCACGTGAATTGCTAATTAAAGCTGACTGGAACTATAAAGAAGAGGATGAATTCACTTCCGAAAAACTTGTCAATAATATGAAAAAGAACGGCCAAATTGAAAACATCCATGTAAGGAAACTTAAAACTGGTTACTATGAAGTAGTCAATGGTAATCATAGACTCGATGCTTCAGATAAAATAGGCAAGAAGTTTATTGTTTGCTATGATCATGGAGTTATGACTCTTGCAGAAGCTCAATTGATCGCAATTGAAACTAATGAAACTAAGTTCAAAGCGAACCAAGAAAAACTTTTTATGATTCTTCAGAATCTAAAAATCGAGTTTCCGGAAGAGGATTTGAAATTTACATTGCCTTATGATGATGAGTTTCTTAAAACTGCTTTCGATTTTAATGAATCTGATAATATTATTCTTGATAATGTTGAAATCAAAGAAGATGATTACAATGAAGCTCCTCCAGCTATTCCTCATACTAAAATTGGTGATATTTATGAGTTTAATGGTCACAGACTTATGTGTGGAGACTCTACTTCAAACGATGTTGCTTTATTGATGAATAGTAAAAAAGCTCATATGCTTCATACAGATCCACCATATAACGTGAAATATGCAGAGCTTAATTCGAAAAGAAGTGATTCAGGTAAGGATTGGTCTGAGCTTTATTGTACTGATTGGAATGATGATATGAGCGATACCGATTACAAACTTTTCCTCAAGAATTTCATAGCACAAGCCAAAGCTCATATGATTGATTGGGCTCATTATTATATTTGGCATGCCACTACTTACTATCGAGAACTACTCGATGCTTTTGAGTCGAATGGAATACCTTTTGACAAAGTACCAATACAATGGGTTAAACAAGTTGCACCTTTAAGCTGGGTTAGATACAAACGCAAAAATGAACCTTGCATGTTCGGAGGTAAAGGAGCAGTAAATGGGAATGGTGAAGGAGCTAGATGGTTTGGACCGAATAATGAAGTTACTATTTGGAATTACGATAGAGACCATAATGCTAATTATATTCATCCAACTCAAAAACCTGTGGCACTCCCTGCAAGAGCAATTACTAACAGCTCAAAAGTTGGAGAAATTGTACTTGAGCTGTTCGGAGGGTCTGGATCAACTCTGATAGCTGCTGAACAACTTAAAAGATTATGTTATGTGATGGAACTCTCTCCTGCTTTCTGCGATGGTATTTTAAAAAGGTATGTTAAGTTCTGTAAAGAAAACAATTTAGAGATTACAAATTTTACTAAGAATAACGAAAAATTTGACTACAATTCTTTAGGTGACTAATGCCGTATACAAAGAAACATAAAGAGCTTTATGAAGAGCAAAAGCATTTAACAAGAACTGAGAAAAATAAGCTCGCTCAAGATCGGTACAATGAGAAGAAAGAACTTACTCACCCGGAATGGGAGAGACAAGCAGAGGAAACTATGCAGAATTGGGATGCTTTCAAAATGTATCGAGATATGGGTTTAACCAGATCTTTAGGTGCAGTAGCTAGAGCTCTCACGACAAAAGAGAAATATAAAGGCAAATATCAAGTAATCCTGACTTGGAGTTATAGGTGGAGATGGACTGATAGGCTTATTGCTTATCAAAGGCATATTGACGCAATTTACCTCGAAGAGACTCAGAAAAGTGTTAAAGAAATGGCCGTTCGTCACGCGGATTATGCAAAGAATACCATGCAGTCGCTATATGTACCGATAATGGAATTCGGTAGAAAATTTAATATGATAAACGAAGCTAGAAAAATAGCGAAATTACAAGGTAGGGAATTTGTTGATATCGATTCAGATATCGAAAATATGACTCTTAAAGAGCTTCTTAATCTTGTGTATAAATCAGCACCACTTCTAAGTGTAACTGCAGATATGGAAAGAAAATCGCGTGGAGAACCAACAGACATTTCAAGTAGAGATATAACTACTGGAGGTGAAGCCATCAAACCTGATATTAAAGTCGTTGTAAATGGAACTCAATCTACAATTTTAAGGGAGTTTGAAAATAATTTCTGATATTCAAATGAACGTATCTCCTGTCTTCCTCGCCAATATGAACGCTTTCTATGATGACAAGATTAAAATAATTGTCAACCAAGGAGGTACTAGGTCGGGGAAGACATACTCAATTATGCAAATCCTTTGTTTGATTGGGAGTAAAGCATACAATCCTTTGGAAATTTCAGTTGTTTCTCACACTTTGCCTCATATTAAAAAGGGTGCAAAAAGAGATTTCGAACATATAATGCAGGAACTAAGATTATATGAAGACAAAAAATTCAACAAAACAGATCTGATTTATAAGTTCAGTCAGGAAATTAAACTTGAATTCTTCTCAGCAGATAATGGTGATAAACTAAGAGGTACTTCGCGTGACATACTATTCATCAATGAAGCAAATTTGCTAAGTTATGATGAATGGAAGCAGTTACTTATGAGGACTCGTAGCAAAATATTCATAGATTATAATCCCTCTGAAGAGTTTCACTGGATTTATGATCAGGTACTAACCCGTGATGATGTCAAGTTTATTCGCTCAACTTATTTGGATAATTATGACTATTTACCAATAGAACAAATTCAAGAAATAGAGAGACTTAAGGATGAGGACAATAACTATTGGCAAATTTATGGTCTCGGAGAGGTTGCAAAAGCCACTAATCTAATTTATCCAAACTTCACAATTGATCCTAATAGAATTGGGGGTGAGTCAATTTATGGGTTAGATTTTGGTTTCAATAATCAAACTGCTTTAGTTAAAGTCACTAGAAGTGATCGAGTACTCTATCTTGAAGAATGTATTTATGAAAGTATGCTTACCAACTCCGACCTGATTAAGAAGTTAAAGAATATGAACATTGGTCATTGTTTTATTTACGCTGATGCTGCCGAACCACAAAGAATTGAAGAAATTTACAGAGCTGGTTTCAATGTTTTTCCAGCAGATAAAAGCGTAAAAGCAGGTATTGATTTTGTAAAAAGGTTTCAGTTGAAGGTGCATAAAGATAGTGTGAATCTACAAAAAGAGTTGAAAAGCTATAAATGGAAAGAAGATAAAAACGGCAGAATTCTTGACGAACCTGTTAAATACAATGACCATTTAACCGATGGTGTAAGATACGCTGCTTTAACACATGGAATCAAATATTGGGTTGAATCCAAATCGGCTTTCCCTAATAAAATATTAAGTATTAACGATAATTCGCTTCGAAATAAATTAAAACAATTATAAGGATTAAAGAATGGAAACTAGGAAGTTTTTTAATGCAGTCAAAAATGGTATGAATTTAACCGAAAGGATAAAGACATACGAAGATTTCTACAAAGGTTTGATGGACATCTTACCTAATCCAAGCAAACTTTTAAAAGAACAGGGTTTCAAGATTTTTGCTCAGACCGGAGCGGACACAACAGTTCGTGGAGCTGTTAATACTATTTTTGAAGGAGTAGGAAGCCTAGAGTGGGAGATCGTTAAGAACGATGTGACCGATTCTGAAATTGAACTTGCAACTCAAACAATTGAGAAGTTGATGAAAAACAATCTAGTCAAGCAAATATTATGGGCTGTCTTTTTTGGATTTCAACCACTGAATGTAGTATGGAAAAATGATAAAGGGAAATATTCAATAGACTGTTTGATAGAATTGCCACACGACTCGATCATCTTCAACTACGACAGGAAGGTAAGAATCATTACTACATTTGATAAAATGAATGGAGAAGAGCCTGAACCCTATCGTTTTATTATGCCAACTTATGACTCCAATTATCATAACCCCTATGGGACCGGATTGTTTTTGAACTGTTATAAGCACGTGTTTATAAAAAATAATGTGCTGGATTTTTGGACTCTTTACGCTGAGGATTATGGCACTCCTGGTATTATGGGTCAGTTTACTCAAGCGGCTGCATCAGTGTTTGGTATGTCTCCGGAAGAGTTTGTTAGCTATTTTTATAGCCAAATCGAAGATATGAGAGGTAAAAAGGTGATTGTGCATCCTGAAGGGACTGACATAAGTGCAATTCCGGCAGGAAGTAACGCTACAGCAGAAATATTTGGTGCTTTGATAAACTTCTGTAAAGGGGAGATCAACTCACTGATTTTAGGTCATGAATCAGCTTCTTCTTCAACTCCAGGTAAATTAGGCAATGAACAAATGGCAAGTTCGGCCAAAACCGATAGAGTTGAATCTTTTACTGAATTTTTGACTTATTATATCAATGAACTTCTAAAATGGCAACACGAATTAAACTTCCCTGGTGAAAAATACTGTCAAATAAGATTCTATGAAAAAGATGATATTGAAGTCTACACTAAGAAAGCGGTCTTAGTAAAAGAACTCGCAGCAGTAGGTGTAGAGTTTAATGAAGATTATATTGAATCAGAGTTTAATATTGACAAAAAATATTTCAAACTTGGTAATATACCTGATAAATCTATTCAGAAGCAAACTACTGATACCAAATCTAATGAGAATTCGAATCTTGATAAATTCTTTCTACTCAATCAGCACCAAATCCAAAACAGTAATGAAAAGAATGATTTGGATACTCTGGATCAATTTACCGACTTCGTTCTCGAAAGCAAAGAGTTCAAAAACCTCAATGAAGAAACTTTGAGTACAATTGTTGCTGAAATTAAAAAATTTGACTCTTTAGAAGAGATGCAAGATGAAGTATTCAATATCTTTGATAAGCTAGATATCAATAATAAGCAAGCTCTGATTAAAAAGTTTATGCTCATTTCTGCTGTTTATGGATATAACAATAAACCAAATGAGGATTAGAAATGGCAGAATTAACTCTCGAAAATTTAAAAACTGCTTTCGATAAAGATCCTGAAGATATTCTTGAATATTTTAGAGATATTGGAGTTGTTTTATCGGATGACTGGGATGACTACTTCAGTAATTGGGGTTCCGATGGATTTAAAATAGCAGGAGTAAACAATGCGAATCATCTCATGGATGCTAAAGAACTTATTGATGAAGCGATAGCAAAAGGTACTGACCTAAAGGTGTTTAAAGAGACTCTCAAGTTCGGACTTGATTTGAAAGGTTGGCATGCAGATTTAGTCGTTACTCAAAACATTTCAAATGCTTATAACGCTGGTCGATACTACCAACATCTTGATGATGTAGAAGATTTCCCTTATGTAGAACCTTTTGTACTCGAAGACAGCAAAACTACTGATTCATGCAGCTGGCTCGCTAATCAGAAAATATGTTTTAGAATTGATGACCCGGACCTAAAAAATATGTATAGCCCTCGGCACTTTCACTGTCGCACGGTTTACAGTTCCATTACCAAAAAGCAAAAGGACAGATCAGGTTTGAAGGTTAAAAGGATTTCAGATATACCTCAAAAACACTGGAACAAGAAAGAGTTTAGAACTCTTCCTAACGAATCATTTAAACCAAATT